GGCGGTTGCTGCTGGCATGGGTTACTTGCTCATCCATCGCAGGATATCCATCGTCCATGATGGCATTTGATTCATAAGCCCGATTGCACGATTTGCATCTTGCATTGCATCGCCGCTCATCATTTGTGATCGGCCGAGCGCACCGGCTTCCGCGAGCGATGCGCCGCCGAGCAATGCGCCAAGTTCGGTGGCAATCGCTTTCGGCACCTCATTCATCATCACTTCCGCAAGCGATCCGCCCTGGGTAGCGAGGCCCTGAGAGAACGCTTCTCCGATGCCCATAGACCCGGCTGGTGTTGACACTGGCGCACGTGCTGCGATTTGCTCGGCGATCATGCGCGAAAAACCAAATTCCTCGATGCGCCTGCGTTGATCCATTTGGGTTTCCTCGAGCGCTGAGGTTGCACGGCGGCGCACGTCGGGCAATGCACCAACCGCGCCAATTCCCATCGTCGCGGCGCCGAGCGCAAGCCCCGCGGCGCCCAGGCCAAGCCCGAGCCCGCCCATAGCGCCGACCTGAGCGAGCCCGCCAAGCATTCCCAAGCCCTTGCCACCGACGCCGAATTGACCGAGCGCACCTTGCGTGCGCATCGCCGATTCGCCGAAACTCTTGAGTTTCTTGTTGGTGCTTTCGGCCGCCGCGTTCAGGCGGTTGAGCTCGCGCCGCGCGGAATCTGTCGCGGCTTGCAAGCCCTTTGAATCGCCAGTAATGGCGATATTGACGCGTGAGATTTTAGCCAAGGCCCGCCTCCTTTATTGCTTTCTCGACCTCGGGCTCGACGAATTGCACGGCCGCGGCGCTCAGTGGCGCTCGGTATTTCTTGATCCAGTTGCGTGGTTGCGACTGGCCGACCACGCGGAAGTTAAGCGCTCGGCCGCGCTCGCCGCGCTGCTTCAACAGGATTCTTTCTTGCTGTGACGTCGCGCGTTTGATCGCGTGGCCGTTCTCAAGCCATCCAAGGTACCAGTGAGGCGTGAGGTAACTGCCGTCGATGCGCTTGACGCCGACGCCGATCCAAGTAACCAAGCCCTTGCTGTAGCCCTTAACCTTTGTAATCACCGACCACTTGAGGTGCACGTTTGGACGCACGGCCCCGCGTACGCGCTCGGTTGCTTTGGTCTTTCCGAACGGCGCTGTGGCCTCAAGCGCTTTCTTTGTGAACTTGCCCCACTTGGTAAACCCGCGGCGCATCGCGTTTCGCGCGTCCTTCTCACTGAGTTGCAACAGGCGATGGTTGATTTGCTCGAGCGCTTTCGCGTCGATTTCGCATCCAACTGCAAATGTCTTGCTTTTGAAATTTGGAAGCGATGTCATGGGAAAAGGCCTTGTGCCCTCGAAGGGCGAGAAACACAGCGAGCGGGGTATCTAGTTGCACCTTCAATTCCGCCGCACTCAGGATTTCGCGTGCGGCGCTGGCAAGTCCAAGCCCTCCAGGTAGAGCGGCTCAATCAATCGAGCAAGGCGCATCACCATCGGGGCATTGCAGATTTCCTTGACGTACTCAATCGACTTGAATGCCTGGCGGCCGTTCTCGTCGAGCACATGCTGCCACACATACCACGCGGGCATGAACTCGCCGCGAGACTCGGCGTCTTGCGCGGCGATGAAGTGCGCCACAGTTGGCCGCGACAGAGAAACCTCCCTGCCGTCGAACTGCACGACAGCAGGGCGAGAGAGAAAGGCGTCAACGATTGAAGGCGTCATGGGACTACTGTAATAGCGTTGTCGGAGAAGAGAAGCGTGGCGGTCAATCGCGCGACGTCATTCGGTGCAACACTGAGCGATGCTTCCTGCACATAGGCTTTCCCTTTAATTGACTTCCCCGAAGCCCAAATGACTTCTGCCTCATTGATGATCGTGCCGCCAGAAATGCCAGTAAGAATGTCGGCGTTGTTGGTTGCCGAATCGTAGAACACCTCGATTTGCACAGTGCCTTCAAGAAAGCCCTGCACATGGTGCTTGTGCGTGTCGCCGATTGCGGTTACGTCAATCTGTTGACGTGTGACCGAGACAGTCGCGGCGCTGACGTCGGCAATCGTGTTTGAGCCCAACTTGACGCTTGCTGAAGTGGTTGGTGATGGCATTAGGGGCCGTCCTGATAGATTGTGAATTGACTCGTGACGATGTACAAGCCTGCCTCATCGCCGTTCTCAGGCGTGGGCTCTTGCAGTGTTCCGAACTGGCTGTTGATGAACGTCGTGCCGATCAACCCAAAGAGGTTGTTTCGGATTTCGGCGTCGAGCGTTTGAGCAGCTGCCGCGGTGTCGGCGACGGCGTTAAAGCTCACCTCATATGCCGACAATGTGTTTGCGTTTCCAAGTGCCACACGCGAGCCCGATTGCACTTCAAACGTGATCGCGGGTAGAAGAGAAGTCTGCAACCGTGTGCCGTAGTACACACGCCGACCCGCAGTCGTTGCAGAGTCAAGCACTGAAATGATGTCAGCGATGAGTGTGGTGGCGCTCATACGATTTCGGTGCAGTCAATGACCGCCACGCGCCTCCGTTGATCCATGTCACGAATGCCGTTGATACGCAGCACCTTCGTGCCGTACTGCAAACGATCAATCGCGGTGACAGTGAGCCGCGCGATGTTCGGCCAGCGCGTGCGAATCTCGTACGCGCCGACCATCGCGACGCCATCGCCGTAGGAAGTCTCTACTGGTGCGGATTCGCGCACGTCGCAAACGATCGTGCCGACCGTGGTGAACGTTGACGCGCGACGGCCGAGCGAGTCTGGGTTGTTTCCCGACGCGCGAAGCACAAACAATCGGAAGCGTGTGAGGCCCGATGAGATCATCGGAAGGGCCCCCGCACTCGCAAGTGCTCAAGCATGAACTGAGCACCGAGCGGCACAACAGAAAGCGGCACTGGCTGCGCGGCTTCGGGGTTGTTGTAGTACAGGCCGACAAGCGACACGATGGCTTGCACCACTTCGTTGGGCTCGGTCGAGTAGCCGCCGACGTAGGTGACGGTTGCGAGCGTGCCGTCTTTCATCGCGGGCTCATCGAGGAACTCAAGCGCTGCGAGATCCTGCGACAAGTCCACCCAGTAATCCGTTCCGCTCGTCATCGTCACCGTCGAGCCGCCAGTGCTCGTGTATGTCACCGAGGTAAGCGAAACATAAGGCTGCACCGCGAACACCGTGCGCTTCCAATCTCGCAAGTACATCGTGCGTGACGATTGGGTAAGCGCCAAGCCCGTGTAGCGCTCAACCCACGACGTAGCGACACCTATGAGCCGGGTCAGCTCGGTGTCATCGTCGCTGTAATCGATCTTCAGCGCCGCTTTGACGGTTGCGAGTGTTACTGCCATAAACCCGCGCCGGGGGTTTCCCCCCAGCGCGAGCGAAAGGTAAGAAATGCTTAGCAGGTGATCGCAGCGAACGCCGAAGCGTTCATGATGTGAGAATCGGTTCGCGCATAGGTGTAGAGCGTCACCTGATGCGTGCTCGCCGCGCTGAACGGATCAACGAGCGACGTCATGCCAGTGCGGTCGAAAATCTCAAAGTAGTTGAAATCGCCGATGACCGCAAAAATGTTGTTGTTAGAGGTCGCCGTGCGAACGTACTGGCCGATGCTGTACGGCACGCCGTAAAGCAAGCCTGGAGCGCCGCCCACCATCGTGCCAGCGTTCGATGAGGCTTGCGTCCAAATGTACTCAGTGGAGCCGCTAGTCGTCACGCTGTTCTTCAACTTGCGAGCGACGCGAAGGAACGTATCGGAGAAGAGCCAACGGAACCGCGGCGAGTTTCGGTACTGCGGCGCAACAAGGTGCACGGTGTCAATAACGTTGTCGGCGGTCACCGTGGTAACGGCATTGCCGCCGAGGTCAGTCACCTGAGAAAGCGCCACCAACGCGGTATTCATCGCCGAACCGGCGACGCCTTCCGGTTGGCTCGATCCGGTGCCGATGGTGTACGCCTCTTCCATCTTCAGCGCCATCGAAAGTCCGATTCGCGAGGAGACCCAATCGAGACCGCTACCGATGCCGCCTTGACCGATCGCGTCCTCGATGAACTCCTGCGACATTTGCGTAGCGCAGACGTACTTGTACGGCACCACCGAAATGGCTGTGCCGAACGTCGGGTCGCTTGCGGAGATCGCGTTAGCTTCGGTAACGAGCGCCGTGGTAGGAAGGTTGCCCTCAACGGTGATCGTGCGCTTGGAGTCGATCGAAGAGACTGGACAGATCGAGCGCAGCACGTTCGCTTGGTACATCTTCTCGACAATGCGGCGCTCCATGTCGGTCGGAATGCCAGCGCCAGACGTGCCTGTCGAAAGCGCGCGCATCTCAGCCGCGTCACCACGCGCGACGGCGTGAAGCCAACGCTTCGCGTACTCAGGGCTCGAGAGATCGTGCTTGACGTCGGCACGCGCGACCACGCCGCGGAACTGCGGCTGCGAGCGCTCTTCTTCAAGTTGCTTGAGGCGCTCTTGTGCTGCGCGAAGCGCCAAGCGGTCTTGGTTCATGCGCTCGATAGCGTCGAGGTCGGCATCGATACGCGCAATCTTTTCGCGCTCTTCGCCGCTGCCGCGAATCTCAACGTGGTGCGTCTTTGCACCAGTGCGAGCGGCGAACGAGTCAAGGGTCTTGCGGTACTCGTGAACGGTGTTCTCAATGTTGTGCAGTTCGTCAGACATGGCTTGTCATCCTGTGCTTGTGAATCTCGAGCCGCAGCGCCGCGGCTTCA